GTATCGAAGGTATATCTAAAGGTAGAGACTTTATCATTTCTGAACCACAGACAGTAAAGAAAGATTTAAAGTCAGATTCTTCCATCTTCTCTAGTAAATATGGTGCATCTATATCTGATGATAAAGATGCTTATAAGGATAGATATCGTTGTGAATGTGGCCACTATACTGGTAGACTATATAACAACGAAATCTGCCCATATTGTAATACTAAGGTCAAATATGTAGACGATGATCTTAATATTACTGGTTGGGTTGTATTACAAGAGCATGTAATCATCCATCCAAACTTATTTAAGAACCTAGAGAAACTAATCACTCCAGCTGTTCTTAAAGACATCTTGACTCTAGATGTAGAGCTAGATGAAAATGGATTCGAAGTATCTAAAGTCAATGAGAAAGTCAGAAAAGAATCTGGTGAGTATCATGGTATTGGTATGATAGAATTCTGTAAACGGATAGATGAGATTATGGAATACTTTGCTCGTAAGAACAAGTCCAAGAAAGACAAGATAGCTAACTATGAGTTGCTACTAAAGTATAGGGACAGATTGCTTACACATTCTATTCCAGTGTACTCTCTATTCTTACGTATGGTTAATCTCCAAGGAGATAAGTTCTCCTTTAAAGGAGCTAATGCTATTTACAATAACATTGCCAAATATGCAGCATTAGTAAATGGTAACCGTACAGTAATTCAAGCAAGAGACCAATTCAAAGATGAGGCTCTCTTGAATATTCAGTATCTATATGCCGGGTCTAATGATTCTTTGTATGATTCTGTCATCGAAGAATTAGCACATAAGAAAGGTGCTATTCAATCTGCACTAGCTGGACGGTATAACTTTACAGGTCGTAATGTAATCATTCCAGATGCCACATTACGTATTGATGAGATTAAGCTTCCATATAACTCATTACTAGTTCTATTGGAACAGACTATCATCAATATCCTAGCTAGGTCTTATAATATCACTTATAGTGATGCGCATAAGAAATGGTGGAAAGCCCAAACTTATGTAGATCCAGTCATCTTAGATATAATCAAGGGTATCATTAAATCCTATCCTAGAGGTATTCCATTCATCATCAATCGTAACCCAACTATCAACTATGGTTCTGTGTTACAAATGTATTGTATTGATGTATTGGTAGATTCATTCACTATGAGAGTTCCATTACAGGTATTACCTGGTATGAATGCAGATTTTGATGGGGACTGCTTGAACATCACTTATCTTATTAATAAGGAATTCGTAGCTAGATGTGAAGAGTCTTTGAATCCTAGAAATACTATGATGATTTCTAAGAACAATGGACGATTTAATTCATTCATGAACTACTTCAAGGATACTATTGTAAACTTGAATAGTTTCTGTAATCTAGGTTTCGATACTTATACTAAAGATGAGATTGAAGATATCAAAGCTCTAATGGAGGGTAGATAATGTACTCTGGAAACAATTACTTCGCTGCCAGATCTGATGTATTACAATTAGGTGAAGCAGTAGTAGTAAAATCTGAACTACACGATATTGATATTCCATGTCGTGTAGCTTTAATAGAACCGAATGATCCAATGCAAGGGTATAATACATACTATCTTGTATCTGACTATTCTGATTTGAACGATAAATTCGATCCACGCATTGGAAACTTCCATTGTGTGATCATTGATAAATAGGAGGTATATTATTATGGGCGGTACTACATACGGTGGTTTCTAATAAATAATATGTATTGGGGTAGTCTTAAGGGCTACCCCAAACATTTATATAATTTTTTGTCATTAAGGAGGTATTATGGCTAAGAAACCTTTTTATGAGTACCGTATAGTCACTCCAGTAGGCCCAGATAATGATGGTAATATACCTCTGATTGAGCTTGATATAAAACGTGATGATGACCCTGGTATTCATACTATATCTGAAATAAAGAAAGATAGAGAACAGTTACCTAGGTCTGATAAAGATATACCATTGACTACTGATGATGTACAGTTAAAAGTAGAGCCTGGTAAAGACTTTGAAGTGGTTAATAGAGATGTATTAGCTAAGATATATGCGGACCCTGATAAGTTTAAACCAATTGATATAGTAGAACGTATGGAGAAGAAGATATATCGCAATCTCTGTGTTCCATCCCATGTACATGCATACTCGGTATGTGTAGAGTTCTTTAAGAACTATATCTTATCACAATTTAGTGCATCATTCTTTAAGACAGTCTACATTGAGGGTAAACATCTCTTTGATGATTGGGCTAAACTCAATATCAATGATATGATTAAACGTGGTAAACCTGCTATTGCTATTATTCCTCAGTTAGATACAGACTTTAACCGTGATGGTATAGATGCCAATAACTATGACTTGACATACTATGCTAGAACGTTCAACTATAGAGATACATTCTTTAAAGATAGAGAACGTGATAAGTATATTGCTATAGCATTTGAACAAATGCTTATGAACTTCCAAGTACGTATTAAAGTCAATACTAAAGCTAAGCAAATAGATATTATGAAATATCTTAAGATGGCTCTTAAAGTTGGTGCTACATCTGGTAAGTATCTTGATATGGATATCCATGTACCACAAGAAATGCTATTAGCATTAGCTCAAGATGTCGGATTTGATGTAGACCTAGAGAAGAAAGAAATCAAAGACCCATTCAAATTCCTAGTATACTTAAATAGTAAGTCCGAAGTCCCATTCATCTATAAGCTAAGAGCTATTAATGGTAGAAATGAGTTCTTTATTAGAGCTAAAGCTATGTATACTCATATAGCTACACCAGATATCAATATAGATGATGGTGAACGTCAAGGACAAGTAAGTTCTAATTACTTTATTGAGTTTACTACAGAGATTAGAATGCCAGCACCTAAAGTATATTGCTACTTTACAGCTAAGCATACTAATCTTATTGAGTTTACTGATAATGCTGGTAATATTAAGTCTTATGTAGCTAACTTTGCTAATGTACCAACATTGAATGAACGTGGTTGGGAACAATTCTTCACGTTAGACTATGAAGATAAGAAAGATAAAGTGTTAGAAATAAGTATTAGCGATATCTTTGATGGTGACCCATATATAAATAAATTAATAAAGTACTGTAAGTCTAAGTTCATTAGTCCATCTGTGTTTATTGACTTTAAGATTGTCAATAATAATAAGATAGTTGATATAGACGTCAACTGGACTGATATGGTTATTAATACAATCAAACCTGTAGACTTTGAGTATTCAGAGATAGTTGTTTATACTGATAAAGCATATATGAATTCTCAATTACTAGCTATGGAACAAGATTCAGACTATCGTGTAGTCTATAATAAAGAACCAGAATCTGAGAACTATCCTATACATGATAATAGAAATTAAAGAGTATACCTGGATGGGCAAATGGCTCATCCAGGGTATTTTTTAATTGTATATTATAACTATAAGTACATCCGTACATAAAGTTTGTAAAAACTCGTTATACGGATATATATGGTTATTATTTATATTAAATTGTGTTAGAATAGGAGATTAAAAATGCGAGAATCAAACAAATTAACTAAAAGTGATATCATTAGATATCGAGAATTGAAAATAAAATATTTAGATACAAGGGCTCCAAAAGAAGCTTATGCTATCCATCTATCTGGTATGACAACTAACCAAAAAATTAAGCTATATAATTATTGGACTAGATATATGAATATGGTTAATACTGTATCTGATAAACCAACGTTCTTAGAAAGAGAACAAGATATGAAAACTTGTGGTATACAAGAATTAACCACTATGCTATTTACAAGAAAGGCTATCTCTTTAAGACGGTCATCTGGTAATCCATTTCTATTATTACTAAGACCAAATATAAAGAAAGAATATGCTGATTGGTTAATGAATATAAGAGAAGAATATGGTGTTCCTAAATCGTTATTAAAACCTGTTC